TTCTTCCTTAAATTTAAGAAAGACCATATTAATAAGGGGCCAAAATGGACTTGTACACATTACAAGGCGCTCTACAACTTGAGTTGTAGAGTGGCCCTCGGTTTGAGTTTTGAACCAATACCATTCCTATCGTCTTCCAAGGATGGTTTTCCAACTAAGATCAGAGAGTTTAGACCCTACCTAGAGAGCAACAATGTGTGGTATAAAAGGCTGGCCCTTATGGGGCTCAGGCTTTATCCCTTAATTGTCCTTCCTGTAGATAGAGACCTCACTAACATCACTAAGCCAGCAAACGACTCCTCTCTCCGACAAGCTGTAATTGATGATTTCTGCGATTTCATAAGAAAGAACGTAACTTGGAAACAAAAGTATCCACGAACGATGGTTGAGTCCAATTTCTCTTTAGGACGAGGACCTAATGGTCCTGCTCAAGTAACTGCTCACTTGGATGCATATGCACTACAAGACGAAGGTCTATCTGACACAGTACTTAACTTTATGAAAACTGTCAAACATCCTTTATTTACAAATCTCGAGAATATCATTAAGACTCGACCAGAGTCAGAGAAACCTCATACACATAGATCAGCTAAAATTTCGTTCATAGCTGAGAATGGAGGGAAGACACGACCTATTGCAATACTAGATTATTGGACACAGTCATTGTTCCGACCGATGCACAATCAACTCATGGCCCTTATAAGGGGTCTTGAGACTGATGGTACATTCGATCAGAATGCAATGTTCAACAGGGTAATTAAAATCCCTGCTGAATTTACTGCGTCTTTTGACCTTAGTGCTGCAACAGACCGTTTTCCTTTCCAACCTCAATATGTCTTAATTGAAGTGATTTATGGGAAAGAGATCGCTGATTTCTGGAAAGCCTTAATGGTAGATCGGGACTTTGTAGTAAAGAATGATGATGGTTCCACAAAGAAAGTAAGGTGGGCAGTAGGCCAACCTCTTGGTGCGTATTCATCATGGGTGACGTTCTCCTTGACACACCACCTATTCGTTCAATACTGTTGTTCCAAAGTTTTCGGACCAACTTATAAAATCTGGGATTTCATCAAGTACGGATTGTTGGGGGACGATATTGTAATATTGGCGCAAAGGGTTGCCTCAAAATACCATGAACTCATGACTTTAATGGATGTATTTATACACCCCTTAAAATCGTTCATTGCATTCAAAAGATGTGGTGAATTGACTAAAAGACTCTTCCTTGACGGGAAAGAGATCTCCCCAATACCGATAACACAGATACTGTCTGTCTCGATAAGTTTATATCACCTACCTGGACTTCTCGAATCTATGTGTCAGCGTTGGGGTTTGGTCAGTGTGCTCGTGGAGGATTGGGCAGCTTCTAGCAAAATGTTTACAAACAAGGTAGGAATTCTGCGTGTATTATTTGCCTTTAGGGCACTAATAAACGGTGGTAATTCTTATCCTTATTGTCTCGTAGACAGAGTTCAAGCCCTAAGTGGGTTAAGAGACTTTATCTACTCACACATTAAAGCTAAAAGCGAGGCACAGGGATTTCCGGACACATCAAAACATAGTGTCCATGATATCTTTTCTGCCTCCGGGGTATCGGTCTCCACCTCGATCCAACGTGGTAAAGGGGAGAAACTTAGAACTAAAGTTCATCCATTGTACTTAGTCCATATGAATTGGATTAATAAGGCAGTGGGTAACCAATTACTAGCAGCTAAGTCGTATGACGAACCTTTAACAAAGGGACTAGTTCGACAGCTTTCCGAGGTTGAGACGGTAAGTCTCGACCTCTTCTTTCTGAAAACTAAAAGAAGAAGAATCATACAGACTTCGCAGATGGCAATTAGCTACCTTTCCAAGTTAGGGTTGGAGTACAAGATTGGACCCAGTTC